TTATTTTATCCTATAAGTTACACCTGCATAAATGAGGTCGCTTGATAGTCCATTTAGTGCTTGGATATTTTCTACTGTTGTGCCATATTGAGCCGCCATGCCAGAGAGCGTATCGCCCCATTGCGCAGTATGATAAGACACATTTTGAGGAGCTGATTGTCCTTGTCCCATCAGTTTTAGAACTTGTCCTACATAGATATAGTTTGGATTGCTAATGCCGTTCAGAGCTGCTAACTGTTGATAAGTCGTGCCATATTGAGCGGCAATTCCAGAAAGGGTATCACCCGACTGTACCGTGTATGAGCCAGACTGCTGAACAGTTGGAGCTTCTGCAGGTTGACTATTAGTAGTAGAGATAATCTCTGCATTTTTCTTATAAATCCAAGAGTTAATACCAGCCAATAACACCTTATCACCGCTTACTTCTGCCACTTGATAAGAACGACCTTTGACCCAATCAGGAATCCCTTCTCCTGTCGCCCAGTTGGTAGCCGAGAAATTAACCTTGACTGTGTCGCCGACTTTAATATCGCTTTTCGGTGTGTTATCAGCTTTTTCGCCCTCTTTAATCGCTGGCGTTTGTGTTTTAGGTGTATTCTTACGACCATAACCATTATCTGTAATACCTGTCAAGTCTACATTACCATCAAGTCCACCAGTGATGTAAGTTGACGTAAATTGAAAGATAGCAATTCCCGGAAGAGATGGGAAAAAGTTATAATTTGGTGATGGCGTCACATTGTAATCTGGATAAGCTCCAATCCACAAAGAATTTGGAAATTCGGCTAAAATCCGATTATAATCAACGTGATCAAGCGTGTAAGGCTTGTAGGAGTAGTACATAGGCGTGTAACCCGCTGCCTTAATCATACGCATCCCATGTAAGATGGCGTTTGTATTTGCTTCTTTGCTAGCGCTCGCTCCGCTCTCATAATCCAGAGCTACGATCGACCCTTTCGGTGTTTGAACCTGCGGAAGAAATGTATTGAGCACTTGTTCACCCAAAGCAGCATTACCACCTACTTCATACCAAACATAAGTATGAGCACGTTTACCCTGTGCGATAGCACTTGCCACTTGTGTTTCGTAGGTTGACTGCCCATACATACCATAGGCATTGATACCGCCAATTTGGATAATAGCAAACTTGTCATGCCCGTATCCAAAGATACCACTTGTCCCTTGATAGACAGACCAGTCCACACCTTGATCTCCTACCGCTGCTTGTGCAGCAGTAGGAAGCATGAAACCAAGTACGATTGTAACAAGAGCTAAAAGCTGCTTAATTTTCTTTTTCTGTGTCATCCGCTGTGTCTCCTTTTTTATTTTTAAAAGCCAATTCGTAATAGCCGATAGCAGATAAGCCGGCAATTAGCCCGCCCCAACCATACGCAGCATAATCACCATGCACAATGGTTGCAGCGTATGCAATCCCTACAATAATGCCTAAACCCAGAGCTAGTGCAGATACTTGCTTTCCGTCTAGTTTAAATTGTGTCTTAACAACATTTATGATTGCTGAAATGATTGGGGCAACAATGCCCGCTGTAATTAAAATTTGTTGCATCTTATTTCTCCTTTTCAATTTTGCTTTCTAGCTTGTCGATTTGCTCGTCAAGATAGTTTGTTCTTTCTTCTAAGCGATAGGTTCTCTCTACCACACTATTGTGCTTTTCCACTTTCTTTTCTAATTCCTGAATCCGAAAAGTAGTTATCTTAGCACTAGTAATAATCCCGCCGAATGTGCCAATCAACGAAGCGCTAATTGTCACGACCGCATTTATAACGTCTGGTGCCATATACTACTCCTTCTTAGTAGGAGCATCCCAGATTGGTTCACCCGCTTCGTCAAATTTCATAATGTAAAATGCTTTATCAAACATATTTGTAAAGCGAAAAGTCGTAATGGAATTATTGTAGCGGTCAAACGCCCACACAAGCGGAACTTCTACCAACTTACGCTTACCACCTACAATTGCAGGACGCTTTTGTGTTTCCTTATAAATGTAGTAGTCATCCGTATCATTTTTAAAACGAATAAACTCACCGTTTTCGTCCATATATCTAAGAGCTGTCTGCAAATCAAACGGCTCTGTAACTGTTTCAACATCAAGTAATTCTGCCATATTTTTTCTCCTTTATTTTTAATAAGCCCAAATAATTTGACCTCGGTAATTCATACCCTTTTCAGCACCCAGAATATACAAACTTCCATCAGCATTTAACTGAGCAGTCCTATCTTTATCTTTGTTCAAACTCCACGCTTTCACAACAAACATTCGAGCGCCTGCAACATATTCTTGAGGGACGCCACAAATGGCTTGATTTCCGTCCTTGTTAAAAGTAACGTCATAATCGACTAATATAAGATTACCTTGCACTTTCCATCGAACACCCGAATTAAAGGCTGATTGTTTCCAATCTGTGTAATTGTCTGATTTTAGATAAAGTTCAGCATTATGACAAGTTATGTATAACGCATCTTTCCCGTCTTCCTTTTTGCCAAAATACATAAGGGAGGAACCGCCTTGGATAAAAGGATGAATCCCGTTTATCTGCATATATTTAAGAGAATGTCCAGCTTCGAGATTTGCAAAAAACAATTCACCGTTTTTAAAATACGAAACAGGTGTGATTGTTGGTGTCTTATCTTCTTCATTTTTTCGACCAATCTTGCCATTTGAATAAATACCACCGCTATTTATCAGTACAGTTGCATCATAGTTATACTCTCCCGGAACTGTCCCCCAAACATCATGACTTGGGGAATTCCTAAAACGAGTAGTAAATTCAATTTCTCCTGCTGTGATTTTTCCCAAATCCGAAGCGAGCGCACCCAATTTTTCAACGTTCAACTTATCAGCTGTGATTGCTCCATTGACAATCATGTCAGCCTTAATCTTTAACAGCTTAGCGATGATTTCCACCCATTCAGGATTTTGCGAAATCATGCTGGCCAGCGTTTGACCGTTTACTATTTTCTCAGAGCTAGAGACCAAACCGTTTTCGTCAATTTTGATTTGGTTCTTCTTGACGGTATTATTGTTCAGTTCCTGCACAGATTGTGTAATCTGATTCGCCCGCTGGTCAAATGTGGCTTGCGAGACCTTGCTTCCGACCTCTTGCTTAACAGCCGCAAACTGACCGTCCACGCCTTGCTTGTACTCGGCGAGCTTGGTGTCGGTATAATTCTTGCTATCCTCGACTGCTGGCGCCCAACTTGACGGAATTACGTTTGATAATGTGAGTGACGGCTCTGCTATCTTGTAGTGTCCGTTTTGCGTTGCATACAAATAAAAGAAATTCACGCCTTCAAAATTAGCGTCACTATTAAACGTGTGCAGTAATTCAACAATGTGCCATTTGTTTCGAGGTAAGCCTCCCAAGCCTTTAAAAACATAAGCTATATTTTTAGAGCGGTTTTTTAATACAAGCGTTAAGCCTGCATTTATAGGAACGTCAGAAAAAATGTAAATAGGCATTCTGACAGCGATTGTGTCGCCTTTTTTGAATGCGCTAACGCTTGCATTTAAGGTGATTCCCTTCCACACGTTTTTGTTTTGACCAGTCACAGTGACCTCAATTGAGTTGTGACTGTTATAGTCATTTTGATTGAGTTTTAACGTAGCACCATTTACATTATTAACGTCTGCAAGCGTCTTAAACTCTGTATTTAAGAGTAAGTTACTAGTTCCTGTCCGCAACTCCTCAAAACGTCGATTTACGCCTTTAACGTCTTCGGTATACTGGCTTTTGCCCACGTAGTTTTGAGCTACTGCGCTTCGTTCAGATGCAATCTGCTTAGCTGTCTCTTCTCGGCTGTACTGCTCCAACTCCTCCCTGCGCTTACCATCATTCGCCACGTAGGACTTGACGGCTACCATGTCTGTTTTGAGACCTTCCGCAGTTTTTTCAAACGTGGTTTTAGCAGCAGATATTTTCTCGTCAGCATTTTTAGATAGTTGGCTCATCTCCTCTCGGATTCCGTCTGCAGTTTGTTTGATCTCAGACTTGCTAGCTTTATCTCCAAGCTGGCCAGTAATCCGAGCGAGATTTTCTGTATTGGATTGCTCGTAAGCAGTTTGTTGGGAGCTGATAGCACCGACTTCTTTTTTCACTCGCTCAATATTAGCGGAGCTTTCCGCCTTTTCTTTGAGCAGGTCTGTTTTAACATCGCTCAACCCTTGCTTGGTCTGCTTCATTTCCTCTTGCAAAGCATTGAGAGGGACTGGATCTGCAGGGTCTCCTTTGTCCCCTTTATCACCTTTTGGTACGACAATAGACTTATTATCGCTAAAGGTGACTTTCACACCATCCGATTGCTTTTCTGCTTTAGCAACCGTGATAGATTTTCCGTCAGAACCTTTCGCACCGTCATTGACGTTGGTAAAAGTAACTTGCTCTCTAGCAACCTCTTTTCCATCAATCAAGGCAATAGCTGTCAACACTAGCTTACTGGACATGCCAGCCGCCTGAACTTCAAAAGTTGGAGATGTGCCAAAGCCTTGGTTATCAACTAACCATTTCCACGTACACTCAACTGGCTTCTGCCCTCTCTTTAAGCTCGGATAGATTGTTGATTGTCCTCGATTGTTTTTAAAGACAATCCCATTGTTGGTCGCAAGTTTAATTGTGTAGGGCGTTGCTTCAAGCGTCAGTTGCTCCACTCTTTGCAATAGCTCGTTGGCAATCTGACTCGACTTGCGGACATAGTTTGATAAGGTGGTTTTGACATCGCTTGTCTCTAGGAGAGCTTCTGTCTGTTCGCTAATGCGTGCTTGTACGTAAAGCGGAGGGTCAAAGTGCCGTGCATCAATCAGCGTCTTTCTGTCACCGATGCTACCATCTACTGCGCCCTCTACTTCATAATCTACTTTTAATTCACAGTGCTTTTTGAGTTCAGACAGCATGTAACCAAACAGCGCTTCTTTATTTGCGTGTTCAGTTTCGCTATCTTCGTTGACGATATACCCGTCATTCGTCTTTCGAGCAATAGACGGGTATTTATCTCTTGCCTGCGGTGCGTAGAGTGTATCACCGCTACTGTAAAAGAGTAAGTTCCCTTTGTCGTCATAGATTTTTTTATCTAGCCCAGCCATCGTCAGACCGTCTTTACCTGTTCTACGAATTGCGGTATAAAAATCATCCATATTGTCCGAATAGTTGATAACTTTCAGCTTTTCACCCACACGAACTGGCATACCCGTCTTATCTTTTCCGAGATTCCCCTCGCGGTAAATATTAACCACATGACGTTTCAGCGAGTAATCATCATTTAGCTCTGTGACAAATTCCAGCTCTGCGCCAAAACTATTGGCGACCGAATAGAGCCGAGCTAGAATCGTGTCTGTCCCGCTCCATTCTAACTTGATTGACTTATCAGCTACTTCGTTGATTCCAATCTCAAATGAGTGTTCAGGGTCATAGTAATCAATGTACTGTTTAATACTCATGGCATTGGCTGGCTTGTGTGGGCCGCGCTTTTCTTTGTTCGCTTCTAAGCTCAATGAGTAGGCCGTTAGCTCAATCTTATAGCCCGTTTTCTTGACGCTGTTAATATTCAGCCAAAAATCCTTTTCCTTAAACCGGAATGCCAGCTTTTGCCCGCTTTGAGCAATCATCTTTTTGGAATGATAAGTCAGCACAAGGACACTACAAGCACCCTTTAAAAACTGAGTTAGATTGGCAGCATTATATTTGATTCCGCTTTTATTATCAAAAAAACCGACATTGTGACTGTCGGTTGTATCACGAATTGCAATTCGTACATTTCTTTTACTCAAATCCAAGCCTCCTCAATTTCTGCTCGCGCGCTCTCTACTTCCGCAAAGCTCGACACAAGCAATTGTACTTTTGTTTTGCCGGGTGGCACTTTAAAGTAATCCGTTCCCAAGATTTCATCATCGGGCGCTAACAAGTTATTGACATACAAGCGACCTTTTTCTTCTGGGTTTACTTCTCCTGTTGCGTCAATAAAGAGTTCTGCCCCTGTTGGATAACGATTGGGGACATCGCGCCAAAACGGCACGTTCAATTTGTAAAAGGAGAAGTCATTCAAATAATGGTGCGTAACTAACTGATTGATAGTTGAGTTGCCACCTTTATATTGACCGACAAAAAACTGCACCTTAGCAGCTTGCTTATCCTTGATTCTTGATTCGATAAAAGAATGATATCCGCCATACCAAAAGTAGGTGACTTTATCCCCTTGTTTGCGTAAGTCAAACATGTTTCGGTTTTGGTCTTTACCCTCTAAGCTATATGGGTTATCCTTTACCCAAAGGGTCGGCGAGAACTCGATAGATTTGACAACCCGACTACCGCCAGCACCATCACCCATGAGAAAAAGAACGAGTGCCTTATTTCGTGCTCGTTCACTTTTTTCAATGGCCATACCAGCGATAAACTTATTCTCACTATCTACTACCGACAAGCACCAAGCCCCTGTCTGACTGACTAAGCCAGTTTCGAACCAAGCGCGAGCCCAGATGTACCAGTCTTTCGCCTGATCAGATAATTCCAATTCTTTAACCGCTCCAAAATACGCCCCATTGACCGTATTTGTAAAGTTAGCTGGTAAAACTCCCAAACGTCCACCTAAGTTGGAATCAGCAGACATTTTTGTAACCACCCTCTTATTTTGATTTTCGTGAAAAATAGAGCCGTCTGTCCAGTTGTTAAAGTCCCCTTTGCCGTTTGCGGCCAAGAGGACATTTTTCTTCTCTTCCACCAAATCCGTTTCTTCAATTTTTCCAAACTGCATAGCACCATATTGACTAACAATGCCAACATAACCCGATTCATGTTTGAGTTTGATTCGGTAATTGACCGATATTTCTGCACTACCATTATTTATAATTTCAGCTTCTAGCACGCCTTGCGCATTCTTCTTAAACTCAAAATACTTCGGATTCTTAGCGTGTGCTAGACCGTCCGAAATAACAAAAGTAATGGTACCTTTGCCATTTAATTTGATTTCTTTAAAGTCCAAATTTCCTGTTGGAATAGCATAGAAAACGCGATCCGGCGCAATACTAAATGTTAATTCTTTGGGTTCACTTACGTTGAGAACCTTCTGCAGGTCGTCATGATTGTCCATAGACTCATACTTAACATAAAAAGGTACTGGAATCTTTTTACTTTTTTTGCGAGAGTAAACATATTCAGAACCGTCTATCGCTTCGTAATCTTGGAATATTGGCTCATAGTCTGCGCCGTCAAGAAGCGTAAAGCCATCTAAAACAGTAATCCATTTTGTCAGCTCTACACCATTAAAAGTTACTTTTACCAATTTACCACCCCAATCCGTCGACAGCGTTTAGAATCGCTTGTCGTTTTGCTTGTTCCTCTGCAACTGGTTCAGCGTAGATTTTAGCAATTTCTTGCTTGTCGGTTTGAACCGATACTACAGTAGGTCGATTAGCCAATTTAGCTAGAATATCCATTACGTCTTTGTAATCATAATCTTGACCAGAATCTGTATTTAATTGAGAAGCCAGTCGATTATTTGATAAAGTTAGTTGAGAGCTTGCCTTATCAATGTCAGAAAAGTTAGTATCAAATGTTACTGTTCCAAAGCTATCATAAATATCACCAGCCATGCCGCTGATCGTCGATTGGACACTCTTGAATTGATTCTTAAGTCCTTCATTCAAACCGTTCATGATAGCTTTCCCAGCTGGAATCAAGAGACGTTTATCATACTCAATCGGCCCTTTATGGTCACGAATCCAACCAGCTATTCCGCCAACAAAATCCGTTACACCTTGCCAAGCCGATTTTAAACCGCCGAGAAAGCCGTCTAAAATAGCTCTACCAGCATCCCACAGATTGATATTTCGCAATCCGTTAAAAATACCCGTTACTTGAGAAACCAAGTTAGAGACGCTTTGAACCATGCTATTCCAAGCATTTTGTGCCCCTTGGACAATCCCATTGATGATACCTTGGATAGACGCTTTTAAACCATTCCAAGCTCCAACTGCTGTAGATGTAATTGTATTCCACAGGCTAGATAAGAAGTTCATGAAATTATTCCATGTGTTTTGTGCTCCCTGAACTAAACTGTTGATTAAGTTTGTAACCGTAGTTTTAATCCACGTCCAAGCAGAAGAAGCTGCACTCTTGATAAATTCCCAAATAGCAGACAGAGCGTTTGACAAATTTTCAAACATAGCAATACCATAACCAATAATGGCAGTTACTACGCCTATAAAATAGGTTTTAATACCTTCCCAAACAAGACTAACAGCATTTTTAATACCGTCCCAAATAAGCCCTAAATCCGCTTGTAATTGAGTAAAATTCCCGGTCACTAAATCAATGACTATTAAGACAGCGCCCAAGACGATTGACTTGATAAATTCCCAAGCTCCTTGAAAAATCATTTTAATGCCTTCCCACATTTGGATAAGGCCGTCTTTCATACCATTCCAAATATTCATAAAGCCGTCAACGAAAGGCTGGACGATTGTCATGATTGTTTGTGTGACGACTGTCCATGCTGTGATTGCAGCAATTTGAATACCATTCCACAAATTTGTAAAGAAGTCAACAATGCCATTCCAAGTATTCTTGATAGTCTCAACAGCTGCGTTCCAAATTGCCGTTACACCATTCCATACATTACTTGCTCCTTGTGTAATACCAGACCAAAGACCCACAAAAAAGTCAGCAATTCCTTGCCAAGCTTGCTTTATCCACTCAACAAAAGCTGCCCAGATTTTGCGACCAGTTTTTGTTTGAGTGAAGAACCAAACTAAACCAGCTACAAGTGCAGTAATAGCTGTTATCACAAGCCCGATTGGATTTGCGGACAAGACAGCATTAAATATTTTAAATGCTCCACTAGCCCCCATAGTTGCTGCAGCATTCGCAGCTGTTGCTGAAGTTAATGCTCCTGTGCGTACAAATTGAGCAAGTGTATAAGCATTTTGTATTGCTAAAATACCATTTCTTGCTGCTTCAATTCCTTTAATAACACCAGTAACAACCTTGTAAGCCGTCAAAGTCGTTGTTATCCCAACGACTGCGGCTTTTAGCGAATCTAAAGCTACAGGGCTATTTTTTAAAAAGCTAGTAAATTCTTTGATTTTTTCCGATGCTGCACGAATAAATCCTGTTACAGATTCAAACGCTGCACCAACACCATTTACGCTTTTTTCACTACCAGCAATACCTAATAAATCCCCAACAAAGCTTCCGACAATACCAGCGATATTACCGACAGTCGCTCCGATATTTTCAAAGGTTATACGGATGTTCTCAGCAATATTGACAATTTGTGTCGCTGTCGTTTCATCAAAGCCAATCATTTTTAAAAAGTCAATATTTTTCTTTTTTCCCATTGACCCAAAAATCATGTCGTAAAACGTACTAAAAACTCCATCTATTTTTACAGCTAAGTCATAGACTTCCTCCATCACCGCTTGAGCTATACCATCTCCAAAAATCGCTCCTAAAGCTTCTTCTAAAGCAAAACCAATAATCTGAGGTATTCCTTTTAAGATATTTCCAATCATCGGGATAAAATTGTTAAAAAAGAATACTTTTGTTGTGTCATACAAAGCTCTTAGAGAAGGGCCGATGCTCTCTCCTAAGGATAATTTGCCCAGAACATTTTGAGCAGCAGCTTTCATGGCGGCAAATGATCCACTGAAAGTGGATGCTGCTTCTTTTGCTGTCGTTCCTGTAATATCCAAATTATCTTGAATAGCATGAATAGCTTGATAAACATCAGATAAGTTGTTGATGTCATATTTGACACCCGTCAATTTTTCAGCGTCCGCAAGCAGTCGCTCCATCTCGGTTTTTGTACCACCATAACCAAGTTTTAAGTTATCCAGCATCGTATAGTTTTGCTTAGCAAAGCCTTGATAGGCATCCTGAATACGATCCATAGATGTGCCCATTTTGTTGGCATTATCAGACATATCAACCATGGCCATATTAGCCACATCTGCAGCTTTTTCGGTATCTCCACCCAAAGACTGCAAGAGACTGGCAGAGAAGCCAGTTACATTTTCCATGTAGGCATTGGCGGACAGTCCGGTAGTGCGATAAGCCTCATTTGCATAGGCTTTGACCTTATCAGCCGAACCCTTGAATAGAGTTTCAATTCCTCCAAGCGATTGTTGAAGAGCTGCCCCCTCTGACAGAGCTGCAGTAAAAGCCTTACCGATGCCAGCTGCGGCAATAACACCCGTTACGGCCTTTACAAGAGTAGATCCAAGGGTTGACCCAGCGCTTTTACCTGCTGCACTAGCTTCCGGTGAAATAGCGTTTTGAATCGCTCCACTAATACCTTTAGCAGATGGCATGATCTGCACATAAGCTTGTCCTAATTCTGTTGCCACTAGTTCTCACCTCCAGTCTTGTTTAAAATTTTTGCTTTCGCTTTTTCAAATTCCTCGCCAGAAATAAAGACCATTTCATTGCTTTCTTTTTCTATTGCGGTTAATTTCTCCGTAATAGAAACAGGTCTATTGTTCCCTTTTTGCCCATCTTTGGTTTTAAACCATGTAAGCAGGGAAAGCCTATCTAAAATGCTGGCTTGTAAAAGAGTATCAAATGACACTCTTTGTCCAGACATCACTAACTTAATACGAGAATCTTCTCTGAGTCCATAAGAAAAAACAGCTACCTGATAAGCAGGCAACTGTCTATAATCGTATATACGATATACCTCAGCAAGGTCGCAAATCAATGCGTCTTCATCTGCTTGTATCATTTTGGCGAGGAGGGCAATTTTTTTACCTTGTTTTGAGCTTCAAAGATTTCTTTAATAGCTTCTCCCATTTTGTCCATTGGCACAAGACCGTTTTCATCACGTACATGCTCTTTCAAAGCATCTGCTTGATCGCCTAATAAGAGTTTTAACAATTTTGGTAACACAAGAGGATTTGTGTCCACTTCTGCGATTGCTTCTACTAGTTCATAGTTGCTTAGACGTTCTTCTGAAATTTCAAACGAAAAACCTGACGTAGTTGTACCTTTAATTGATTTTGACATCTATTAAGCTCCTTTAATATATTCATAGTGCGTGTTCCCTTCTTTGTCAGGAAACGCAGTAACAGTTGTCTCATAACCTACCGTTTCACCGTCTTTATAGCCTACTTCCCCGATTTCGGTCACTTTTCCTTGAGGAATAACAATCCGTTTGATAGCTCCACCTTTGAGGATAACTTCAACTACAAGACAATGTTCCTGTAATTCTTTTGAGTTCGCTTTGACTACAATTCCAGTGCTGAGGTCTCCGCTCACATTGTCCTTGCCATAGATTTCTTTAAGGACGTCTACGTTAAGAGCCTCAATAAGAGTGTACCCGAAAGTGTCTTTCTTTTCTGTTTGTGACGAGTTAACTACGTCGCCACCCCAGGCTTTAATGTCTTCTGATTCTGGGCTGTTCGTGTTAGTAAGTCCGTCCTCCGAGATGTAGCCCAATGATTTAAAAGCTACATTAAGAGCCGTAGTTGCGTCTGTTGGGAGTTCAGTGCCTAATGGAGCAGAGTAAATTGCCCCACCAATCTTTGGTTTTGCGGTTGTTACATGTGATGAATTTGACATCTTATTCTCCTTTTCAATTTTAATAATGGTTAATATCAAATACTGCTTGATACCGGTAAGATTTTGTTTCGGTATCAGTATAGTTATAATCGCTATTTAACGAGACACCACTAATATCATCTAGCTCTATCAAGCCTTCAACAACATCTTTGACTTCTTCGTTTAATAGCGCTGCATCGTGCATAGACTTAGCGTAACTTTGAAAAGCAAAAGTTGACGACTTCAACTGATTTCTCTTGCTACTACCCGTCTTTTCTATCACGACATATTTATCAGGCATTTTCGCCTGATGTTCAAAAAAAGACGGCACAGTTAAATGACCGTCAAAGTATTTCTTGATGATAACTTCAATCATTTAACGCACCGCCTTTAGCAAAGTGTTATTTTTGAGATTATCTTTCTTGGCTTTGCGAGTTTTAGCACTCACCATTGCATTTGCACGATTGCGTCCAATATGGATGTCCTGCTCATAGCCATCACCGCATCGATTCTTGATATTGCTTGCATGTTTTGTCAAAACTGTCTGCATAGCAGATGATTTCATCAACTCTGCCACTCCTGCACGGTTAAGCTTAAATTTTATATTACTCATAATGTTCTACCATCACTTTCTTATTCCACTCAAGCGGAATCATTTCTTCAATACCTTCTTGTGGCAGGCCAATTGTGCTCCAGCGTTTGCCAAAAAAACGAACCTCTTTATCCGTCCAATTGTTCGTATCACCCTTCGGGATAGCCAGCGTATATTCTGCTTTCTTTCCAGTCAAATTAAGCTGGTTCGTGATGTCTTCTGTACTAGATGGACTGACCAGCACATTTTCGACCGGGATTTCTGATTCCTCGTAAATTGGATGCCCAAACGGGTCTGTTCCCTTTTCGGTCTTCCCAATCAATGTCACAATAATACCTTTAATTCGTGTCATAGATTTCCATCACCCCAAATCTCTGCCGTTTAAGTCCGAGCCGCTTTAACTCGTTGTCCTTAATAAACAGTCCACCGCCAGGAACCAGAAAAGACCCACTAAAAGAATAGCCTAGAGCACTCTCTGTCTTTTGAGTCATTGGTTCCTGATCAGTAGATGTCATTAAGGTCCGAGCAACAACGTCGACTGTTACAGATTTGACAACCTGAGCATATGATGGACTGTCCGCGACCAATTTATCAAGGTCTTTCCCGACTTTTTCAGCTTCGTTCCGTAAAGCAGCAGAGACAACTCCCAACAGCGCCTCTGCCCTCCGTTCCTCTTCAGTTTTCAAAGTCCGCCAAAGCAGAGTCAAATCGTCTTTTGTCGCAAAGTCAGCCATAAGCTATTCCTCAGTAGACTTAGCTTTTTTAGCAGGTTCCTTTGTTTCTTCAACGGGTTCCCAATTGCCGCTAAGCTGAGAGTCTACATCGATGATTACCCCTGTTTTTTTGTTAATATATTCCATAGCTTAAGCCTCCACACGAGCAAATGATTCTTCGTCAAGAATACCCCAACCTACATACACTTCTGTACGCAAGCACACTTCACGATAGCGTTTCAAGTCACGTCCTGCACCATCTGGATCACCATATTCAATGATTTCCAGTGGAATATTTTCAGCATAACCCCACTTAAACGCATTTTCAAAATCACCCACGATAGCGTGGTCTTTCTTAGCTCCGCTAGCAACTGTGCTCAATGTCTTATTGACATCTGACTGCATTCCGTAGAATGATGCAGGATTTTGACCAAAGCGGTATTCAGGATATTGTACAACACCATTCACTTTGATTTTTCCAAGAGCCGCCCCTGCAGCTGGTGACAAGGCAATACCAGTCACCTGTCCATCGTTTGCAGTGATTGTCGTAACAGCTGCATCGATGTTTTCGTCGATTTTTTCCGCGTCGTAAGTAACTACATTTCCTGTAATCAAACCATCAAATGAATTGGTTGTTTTAAAAGAAGCATCCGTCATTGATTTTGGTTCCAGACCGTGGAAAGATGCAATATCAACAGCTTGTGCAACTTTTTTAGCCAATCCATCAATGAATGATTTGAGATAAGACAGTTGTTTTTCTTCTGAACAATTCACAAACTCTTGAGACACACGAGCTTGATAAGTAACCAGTACTGGCTTCACTACCTTTGGTTTCATTGTAGCATTACCAGCATTTGAAGGTTTACCTTCACCTATAATTTCAGCGTTTCCTTCAAGGTTGAAAATGAATGTTTCTGTTCCAGTAAATGGAATAGGTTCTTGACTTGATAGTTTCGCAATAGTTGAATGACCTTTTACTTTGCTAAAAATATCTTGTACTGTTTGGACTGGGAACATATCCCCTGATTGCAATGTTGGCATAAATTATTCTCCTCTCATTTTTTGCAGCATTTCTTTTAATGCCGCATCTTCGTCATTTGCGTTACCTACATTAGGTTCATTTGATTTTGGTGGTGCTGCCGGTTCAACTGGCTTCATAAAACCTGCCAGACGTTCTGCATCTGCTTTAAGAGCTTCCTCGTTGTCGCCAACCAGACGATCAGCCAAGTCATACGGCAAGCCATTTTGCAAAGCAATACGAGTACGCAAGCTTGCTGTCTCATAACCAGCTACCTGTTTCTTCAAATCTGTGATTTGTTTGTCGTAATCTGCAGCGCTAGTCTTACTTGCTTCAGCTGCTGACTTCAACGCACCATTTTCTTTTTCTAAATCACTCACACGAGTTTTGAGCTGGTCATAATCTGCGTACTTTTCTTTCTCACGAGCCAAGCGTGCCTTTACGATTGCGTCAAGTTCTTCTTGTGTAGTGATTGCTGTAAAATCTGACATATAAATATCCTTTCTCCTGCTTCCCCGGCAGTTCGGTAATTTTTTGCACTAAAAAAGCACCTTGCGGCACTCACTTAGTAATAACTTTTTTGCTTTTTACGAGGCTTCGTTGTATAACATGCCCAGTGCGCCAGCAAAGCGCTGTCCATTAAACTGATATCTCGGTCGTCATATAGCGACTTATAGCCAAAGCCACCATTTGAGCCAATGTTGCGTTTGTCACAATTGGTCACAACTGCAGTCAGCGAAGGCTGGTCATTGTGACAAAGCGTTTGCTGCACAATCGACTGCTCCCAAAGCGAATTAGCCGTGATAATTTCCTTGACTGTTGGCAAGATTGGTTTCTGGATTCCAAATTCTTTCATCTCTGCTGCTAGCAGTTCTTGTCCGCTTGCACCGTCGACAACAATTTTCTCAATGTCTGCAGATTTGATAAAATTGATAATCCACTGCATGCCATTCCGAATAGAGACACAATCAATATTTTCAACAAATATTCGCTTGTCATCCGTCCGCACAGCAATTGCCATTGCAACATTGGTCCCGTCTTGTCCGTACTTGATTCCAACAAAGAGCTTACCTTTAAGTCCAGGCATTGGTTCAACCTTAAGGTCATACCATTCTTTTTCTGAGATGGCTGATTTCTGATTGAAGGTCGGCCAATAACCCAGACGCTGGATATTATGATCCAGTTCGTCATCTCCGAGTTCGACTTTAATCTTCCGTTCGTTGAGATGATAGCCCATTGACGGATTAGTCAAGTACCAAGCATCCACATCGTTGATGTCGTGGATGTTTTCGACAGACCACTCTGCCCAGCCCGAATACTCGCTGTTGCCAGCCAGAACTTTTTTGCGGTAGGCAGCAAAGACAGTTCCTGTTGATACCATTGTTGGCGGCGTCCCGCACATGATAGTCATCGGATTCTCGCTATCTGTCACCGTATACTTGAGAGCTGATTCCTGTTCTACAGTGTACTCTTGGGCTTCATCGATGATAAGCAAGTCAAATCCTTCACCCAAACCACCATTTGATGTCCTTGTACGGAATTGGATAACCGCTCCAGTTTCCTTGAACTCAATACGCTCTTGCCCCTTTGCTTTGTTTGAAACAAAGTCCTCACCGTCCACATAGCCCATGTCTTCCAAATACTTTTTAAGTTTCTCAAAAGATGAATGGGACGTGCTGATACGATGAGCGGTGTGCAGGATTCTAAGTCCTTTATGCAGACCCCATAACTCCACAATATAGACATCTTCTGTCTTACCGTTTCGTCGAGAGATAGCATAACCAAACTTTTGGTGCACCCACAGACCGTCATCATTTATGGCCATAATAGCTTCAAGCAAAGATACTTGCCAAGGATAACAATCCCGACCAGACTTTTGATAAAACTCTATGGCTTCCTGAGCCAAGCTATCAGTATAATGTAAAGTTACCGATTGAGTAGGATGCTGATTGCCAAATCTAGTCTTAGTTTTAGTAACCATAACCTTTCCTTTCAATCGTCATCGCATGATAACCCTATCGCTGGGAGATATTGGACCACCTCCTAAACTATTTGTCTAAAAGCGCGATTATTCAAATTCTTTTGTCTCCTTTCCCTTGCTTTTTAAGCAAAAATATTGTATACTTTAATTAAATAAGGAAGTAATCCTGTTCCCCTTGTCCACATATGTGGTCGGAATGACGGTTACTTCCTTTTTTTAATAATATCTATCAAAGCGTTTCCCTTTTTTATGATAACTGTATCAACTTTTCTTCGACCGCTCCTATAAATATTTCTCAGTTGCTCAAATACTTCCTCGTTGCTGATGTCAGAATTGAGTAGCTCAAGTATAAAATTATTTGCTTGTTTTTTTGACTTTCGCATATTGTTATCGACAACATTTTTACCTGCTCCCTTAATTTCTTTCAAATCAAACCGAGAGCCATTTATTAAGTAATCAGGAGTTGATATGCCTAATGGAAAATTTACTTTAGGAACAATTTGAACATTGACGCCAAATTTTTTAGCAAGCCATTCTGCCACCTCTTTTTCTTTGGCTGAATAATCCAAAGCAACGTGTTTACCATCCGCACGATACTTAATTCCCTCATGTTCCCAATAGACCATATCAGATACAGAACCGTTTCCAGAGTGTTTTAACCACTCTTTTTTTACACTTATATAAGGCTTGTCATTATCTGGCAAGCCTATTTGTTTTCTATGTTCAATTTCTGATTTTCGCTTATCCTCTGACCACTTTTTTGTCCATACGTTTTGCTTTTTCCCATTTCCCGGATGATAATCTACTGTACACCGACAACGCTGATGCCTGCGATATACATTTTTGGGTACTTTTGGATAAGTATAAGTTCCAGCTACTTCTTTGCACCAATCACAACAATTGCCACTCTCACGTCGCACTATTTTAGGAGATAATCCCGCCTTAGCGTGGAACTCTGCATTTTTTTGGATACTATCATCCACAATAGACTGCGTAAAATTAACAATCGGTTCACCTAGCAGCCAACTTACTTTTTCAAAGCTCTCCTCGCTGGATAAGCGATTAACTAATCCATCTATTCTATCTTGGTTTAATTCCGGATGTTGCACAGCGAGTCCGATTTTGGCTTCTTGGTTCAAATTTTTCTGGACTTCACCAGCATAATCTCTCACAAGCTCGTAATTCCTGCCTAATGTTTCGTTTAAGAGTCGTTTTGCGATATTGTAATACATTTTACCGTCTGGCAATGTGTCGTTGCTTAGAGAGCTTCCTAGAACCTTAGAAAGAATTTCACCCATTTCTATAGCGTAGTCATTTGCATCTAAATAGTTTGCTTGTTTCTGTCCGAGTTTATCGAGTAGCCCTTTAATCGTTGAACTACTAAGCTGACCACGCTCGAAATCTGTCTTGATTTGCTTAAGTAGCCCAGGGACGACGTCCTCAACCATTTCCGTCACCACCTACTGTAGAAAGTGGCTCATCTGATGCCTTAATACCTGTCAAATCACGGATAGTATCACTTCCAACGAATCCAGGAATGGCTTGATTGAGCTTAATAGCACCATCACCAATCATAGTCAATGTGTTTGCGTCCGCCTCAAAGAGCGGCTCCCATTTGACTGATGTTGCCATAAATTGGTTGCGCAAGTATGGGAACTCATCCCGCAAGCACACTGCCACATAAGCGGTATTCAGTAAACCAGAAGCAAATGACCGCTGTGCCTTTCGTCCTGCCGCTCTCAAATTCTCGTGAGCAGCTTTGATAGCCTCTACTGACGATGGATTATCAGACGGAAAACCCAAATCATCCATAGTCAAGCCTGTACCGCCTGCAAACAAAGCGGCGTACATCTTAAGCTGGTCAACGAACGGCGACATGCTAGCTGTTGTAAATTGACCAACCGTTGGACTGTCCCCGTCTTCATCTTTGGTAAACTGCAGTAAGCTCGACACAGTCGCTTTCCACTTTTCCATTGGCTCCGCCTCTTGACTAAGTCCTAACACGTATTTTTGCGGGAATGAATAGAATTCTGCAGTTACTTCTGCCCGCTCAAGTGTACGTTTAGCAGCTTTTTGCTGGTACATACCGGCTTGTGTGATACGACTACGACCAAACGGACGTACTGCATCCGGTCGATGGATAATAGGGACCAATAACGGCTGACCGGTTGGATTGCTGATAGAATATTCATTGCCATATTTTGGATAGTACCAGGTTGCATCCTTTGTAAAATACGCTTCAAGGGTTGGTACACCGTACTCATCTTGTTCTAAGACCGCATAGCCTTCCGTAAGTAAAAATGTTGTTGGATCTAAAATCCCAGTCGCTCGACTAGCCTCAATGATTTGCATTCTAGGTATCTCATCCTGATTGCCAGGCATGATATACACAAAGCAACAAGATGCAATCAAGGCTGATTGAATAGCTGTATCAAAAAGAATATCTGGATTGTTAGCATTAAAGATTTCTGTCGCATTAAAGTCGTCATCTGCAAATTCACGGAAAATAATCCGATCGGCCAGCGCATCCACTCCGTGAGCTGTCCATCCTAAAACTGACCTGTACATATCCCGTACGTTATCTGGCATAACAATGCTGCGAGAGGCTTCTCTGTCTGCCATCGCATAATATCGATAGCGTCTTTTAACGCCCAATTGATAAAGGGCTAGTTTTCTTCTCAGATAGCCCATGCCATAGTAATTCATCTTGATTGCTCCTTTATTTTTTCGACTACTAATTGCTCAAAATTCTCTTCGTGTACTTCGATACCTTCAACCACTGTCCTACTGATAAAGCTAAACTTCTCCTCGTTGGCCAGAATTCGCTTTTTAAAATCTCGGTAGTGTTTTAGCAAATTTTTACTTTTTTTGCGTTTTTTAACCGGCAAAATGTTAGGATTAACTTTCTTGCTTTTTTCCTGTTTTTTAGTCGCACGTTTTTTCTTCATCAGTTTCCGCTGATTCTCTCGAACACCGTCCTTACGGCATTTATCGCTACAATACTTCGACCTGCTGGATGTTGGCTTAAATGTTTTTCCACAAATTGAACACTTGATTTTTTTCATTTTTTACCTTTCAAATCCTAACGCGAGAAAAAATGTACAGTGAACGGCATGAAGGGCTGCGCCTGCCAAGGGTAGGGGGTTACCCCCCTCTGTACTTCGACCAGTCCTGTGTTTGAGGAAGATTCCGATTTCCAATCGTTTGTGTTCCTGCGCTAGCTTCAGTTTGGTTTGCATACAATTTATCAGACTTCTGTCTGTTGCACTGCCAGTGAGCCAGCTGTAGATTCTCTATAGCTGATGGATGACCACCTTTAGATATAGGTATAACATGGTCAATGACAGGACTCATTGGATCTGGATACTTCAATTTCTTATTAACCAGTCGTCCACAGATGCCGCAGCTTGTACTTGATTTCAGCAATCGCTTTTTATTCTTCTCAAACGCAACTCTATGCGGTCCGCTCTTATCAGCTCTTAAATTTACCATAAGAACTCCTCTTTAAAAATAAAAGGGCAGGGTACTTAATAGTACCTCACCCGTTATTATCTGATGATACTATAATAGCACGTTGAAACTGTCATGCACTGTCAAATGCTGTCATTATTGTTATTTACTGTCAATCACTGTCATTTACTGTCAATCACTGTCATTTACTGTCAGATTGTTTAATTCTTTAGTGGCTATACGCAACAATCTAAAGTATGTACTCTCACTACAATTGAGTTCGTCCATTACTTGCCAACGTGTCATCTTATCGATGTAAATCAAACTTAATATAGCCTGGCTATCAGTATTCTCCAGCGAATCTATCAAGCCCTGTAGCTCTCGCTGTTTTCTGATAGTTTCAGCAGTCTTCTGCTCGATTTCTTCTTTAGCAGACAACAACTCGATATAGATATCATCTTGTTTACGTTTAATTCCCCCAGAAACTTTATCTGCAGAAAATTTCTGACTAGACAAAAGCGAAGCTTCAATTTTGTCTCTACGTCTAATTAAACTCGCGATGTACAGATCTAAATTCCTCAAGTCTTTTAAAATAGCTTTCGCTTTGCTCACTCTCAATCTCCTTTTTATGGTATAATAATCTTGTTAGAGATTTTACCAGGGTCGAGTGTGCGCTCGGCTTTTTTACTTTTCGTGAATCGTTTTGGACATATCCAGCACATTCACGTTCTAGATTGTTCGTGTTGCCAGTACTTATTTCGTCTGTGTCAAGAGTAAAACCGCATATACCACCGTAAGCGCAACAAGACAATTCCATGTAGCCTTTGTCTGCATAAAATTGAGACAGAACTTCATAGTTTGTTCCATGCTCAAAATCTTCTTTGCTCCCAAAAGATCGATTATGGCAAGGTATGCCACCCATTGCATCATTGATAAATATAAAGTATTTAAACGATTGTTCTGTTTAATTTTCATTGTGTTTCCCCATTTTTTCTTCAAAAAAAGTTTGTGAAATTTTCTAAAAAACAGCAAAGTTACCGAGTTACCCATAAAAAAGAGTTTTTACGATTAGTTAATACAGGAATCCCTATTTAATAGGCTTTCTCCTTTTTTACTATCTATTTATATACTTTTTACTATATTATCGGTTTATCGGTAACTTTTATATAAAATATTAATAAAAAGTCAATAATACCAATGGTTTAGAAGGTTACCGATCTCCAATTTTATCGGTAACCTATCGGTAACCTCGGTATACTTTTTAGGGTAAAAGTTACCGAAGTTACCGATCTTTTTTAAAAAGTTACCGATCTTTTTTTTTCACAAACCCTTTTGTTGGCCTGTTGTTTTGTTTAAAAACTTTCTTTTCCCAATCCGGTAAATTATCCAATATCATATTAATTTTTGTGGATAATTTACGGTCATTTGAATTTTTTAAAAATAGATTATACATAATCTCACGAGTAGAGATTTTTTTTAATGGACAATCCCCAAATTCAAAATCGCTGATATTGTCAAAATAAGCTGCTGTATATTGATGTTGCTTTTGAGCAGACATTCGTTCCCAATGTTTCGGAACTGGCATTTCTAAATACTCTAATACCTGTTGTTCAATTTCGTCTCGATACATGAATTTTTCACGATAATCATTCAATTCGTTTTCTGTTTGTTCGTCAAACATTAAATCAGCACCATTTTTATAAATAGTTACAGCTTCACCCCATATTTGCTCGATTGTTTCAGGGTCAACATCCATAGGATGTTTTTTTTGCCGTTTTGCATTTGTCAAAATTGGCAAGAAACGTCGTTCCCCTGTTTTGTCTTTTAAATATTCTTTTTGATTTGTGGTGCGTGCAATGACGAAGTTTTTCGCAAAACTTTCCACACGTTTCATGTAAGGGCGTCTAAAACGTAATTCAGTTTTAGAAATAAAGGCTTTAGTTTCTGCAAAACTCATACGATTACTTGCGACCATTTCATCATCATTAACGACGAGAGATTTTAACATAATGTCATAATTATCTTTGTTTGAAAAATCTGTTACAGCATCTGTGTACCAGTTACCGCCGATTTTTTGAAGTAGAGATGTCTTCCCCACTCCTTGACCTCCTACTAAATCAAGCACATAGTCAAATTTAACAAAAGGATCATATACTTTAGCGACTGCACCTATTAGCCACATCTTGGCTATTTTTGAAACAAGTTCTGTATCTTCTGCGCCGAGATAAACTTGAAACATCCGATCAATTCGTTGACGGCCATCCCAATTTTTAGCGGCGTTCTCCATATATTCAACAACTGGATTATAGGTTCGCTCCGAAAAGAAAGTTTCCATTCCAGCTTTTAACGCAGGGTTGGAATAAGTCACACCCAATATACTTTCAAAATAAACACTCACAACACTTTCGAAGTTAGCTGGCAATTCTCCTTTTTTAAATTCGGTATTGCCGATGCGAATATCTTTTAGTAGTTCGTGCTCTTGCGAGAATTCATTGTGTTTTAAGTAAATACTTAATTGATCATCTGCTTTGAAAGACATCAAAACATTGCTAGGGCTATTGGCTTTAATGCTACCATTTGCATTTGTTAATAATTTAGCCCCTGAATCAATACTAACCACTTCACCAATCGGAATCACCTCCTATCTTTCTTAATCATACTTTCAACTGTCCTTATTAATTCTTTATCGGGTAAAGGACTAAGACTGTTTAAATTTGCTATTTGTGCAAGCTTTAAAACGATTTCATCGTCTACTGCACGAAACAAGAGACCTCCGACAAAACTAGCTAATTTGTCATTTCTTCCGCCTTCATCACCAAAACCAAGGCCGATGGTTTCGAATAATTCGGTAGTTTGATTCCTGTCTCTGGTGTGTGACCGTCTGGCTAAATCTCTCAATCCGTCCCGACCATCATATCTATAACCATGAGTATCGCTATATTGCTTTTTGATTGCTTGAATCAATTCCTTAGAGGGCGTCACCATGGTTCCGCCTTCTTTGGATTTTTCCAAGTCCCATTCGTACTGTCCCTTATTCGTCGCAGATGGTGCAACCAGAACATAATTGTTTTCGTGAGCCTTGATATCTACTCCCGGTAAAAAACCAATCATTTGCGAGATAGGGGTATCATCTCTTTTGAAGTAAAAGAGATGTTTCCCTCCACTTGCGGTTTTAGCTTGTAATGTTGGCTCTATCAAGTTGAGATGTTCCCATTTTTTTAAAGATTCGAATCCATTTGATTTGCCGTGTTTGTCAATATCGATGACAAAGAAATTTGTTGTCCTAAGAGCGATATTTGCATTAGGATAGCCACCCCAAAACTTCTCGATTTCTTCTGCAGTCAAGGCAGGCTTATCTGCGAAATCAATTAAAGGCATCTTATTTTTAGGATTGATTGGAATGACTGAAAAGCCTAATTTTTGATACTGCAAAGCATAGTTTTTCATAGACGGCATATCTTATTCCCTTTTTTTGTACTCAATTAGAACGGGAAGTCATCATCATCAATATCAGCTTCTGTAATTGGTTGAGTAACTTCCTCTTCCAAATCATAACTGCGGAATGTCCGCCCATCTTTGCCTTTATTTTCTGTGATAACAAGATTGTAGTAAGAACCTACTGCTTTGCGCTGCAAAGCTTCTTCAAGTGCCTTGCCATCTTCTTCGTTACCAGTCATATTATCACCAGCTAACACTAAGGCTTTAATGAAAAATTTCATTGTACGTTCAATTGCCCACTTCAGACTCTTACCCTTCCATTCGTCTAAAGTTCCAAAACTTGCAAATTCTGTTCGACCATTGTAATCCCCATCGCGGATTTCAAATTGGTACTGAATACTTTCCCAATCACTTTCTGCAATGTTAAAAATTGCTTTTTTCAAAACAACCGGGTAAGTCCCTGCGGGGATTGGCGCAGGCCCATTCGTGCTATCTTTGCGAGGGTCAAATCCTTCTTTTTTAATTGATTTTGCAATATCTAATAAACTCATGTGTTTTCTCCTTTATTTATTTTAAAATAGTTCATCATCAGAAACAGTTTCTTTTTTTGCTGCCTCTTTAACTTTTTCTTTTTTTGAAACTTCTTTTTTTGTTTTGCTTGTATCCTTAGCGGGATCTAAAGCCCCTCGTACAGTACTTAAAATTTTCAAAATTGCTTTGTCATCAACTTGATCCACGTAATATGCCTTTCGTCTACGATCGACTTCTCGATTGTAATTATTGCCGATTTTTTCAGTATGAATCATCAAGTCTGAGTTTCCATTGATAAGGTTGACATACTTGTCTTTTAAGCTCGGCTTATCCTTAGTCGCATTTCCGTTGTCATCATATTCTGAAATCTGACGGCTGATATAAATAACGTTCATTGGTAGAGCCTTCAAGTCAATTACCAATTCTGTAATTGATTGATTAAAGAAATCATATCCTTTTCCATAGGGGATTTCAGAAAGTGATTTAATACGAGGTTTACCGCTTGGCGTTAGTTCGTCACAAACTGCAATTTTTATCATCTCAATAACATCGTCAATAACATCAATAACAACTGTTTCGTAAGAGTGCTTTTGTGTTTGCAAAGCTAACAATATCTCACTTAATTGTTTAATCACTGAGTTAGTAATGCGCCCTTGACCGTTTTTTTCATTTACTAGTTGAATGCTCGGTACACTATTTGCTTCTGCATTTCCGTCTGTATTTAAAACAATAGGATTTGGAAATTCGTTCGCCAAATAAGACTTACCGCTCATAGTCTCACCGTAAATAAAGAAATTCCGTGGCGTGTCTTTTGGCACTTGTGGTTTATTTTCTGGTAATTTAAAAGTCATTTTGTTAGTTCTCCTTATAATAAAATTCGATTACATTTACATCATGTTGCTGCCGTGAACCAGTTATGCGCCATAACAATTGTCTATAATCATCGTACTCACCGGAAGATTCATCGACTGGATCGAGAACGACAATTGTTTTGAACTTGTGCTGTAAACCATCAACACCAACCCCCAACACTTGGTTAGTTGCAACAACAACTTGTTTATCAAGCCCATCTTGAACGTCTCCTGTCCAAATTCCGATATTTGGATTGCGTTCGCGAATCACATTGACAACCTGTTTAGATTTGCTGACAATTAGCATGCCGTGCGGCGCTCGTTCAATCAAACCATCTATCTTTAATAGTAGCGGTGTATCTTGATTGACTGCCTTTAGTTTGGGAAAGTCAACTTCTACTCCTGTCTGCATTAAGTAGCGCTCAAATGTTTTGCGCCCGAAAGATTGCTTAGCCATAGCGCATTTACCATTAACATTTACTATGTTCAATTGCCGAAAAATTTTGAGCAAAGTTGGATTGCCGACTTCTACAGTGTTTCGATAAAATTTAATGTCATAACCATTGTTTTCTACAGATTTTTCAATTTCTTCAATTTCTTCCCAGCGAAAGAAGTTTGGTAGACCGCTAATATAAGTCTCATAATCCTTAAAGTCTTGCCATTTTTCTTTTGAGTAAGAAAACGGATCATAGACCATTTTTCCGTGGGCTTTTTGCCAATCAAATTTTCTGTTAGGAGTCGCCCATCCGAAAATTGTTTTTTCTAAGGGATAGAAATTCTGTCCTTTTTTTCGGATTGGCGTTGCTGATAGTCCAATTGTATATTTCCGCTTTATTTTACGATATAAGCTCGTTTGCTTATCACTCGACATATTCTGCCACTCATCAATGATAAGTACGTCACAGGCTAATTTATAGCCTTTTGAGATTAAGTCCTGCAAGTATCTGTCTGTTCTAACAATAATTTCAACATCTTTATCAAAATCCATTAATTTTATGGCATCTATCCAACCATTTAAAATAGACAGACGATTATTCGTGATAATAATTTTCTTCGCTTTTTTGTGTTTAGCGATAGCTAAAGCGCAAATAGTTTTACCTTTGCCCCCGAGAGCCTCTAAAAAAATTCCATTGGTTGGTAAGTTGCTTCGTTGGACAGCTTCAGTTTGCCATTTTCTCAGTTGCAGTTCTGCCAATGTCCTGAATCACCTCCTCTACATCATTTCTCATAGCGTAGAATAATCCTAATCTAGCAGCCGCTCGGACATCTTGATGATGAGATTTTTCGAATTTCCAAAGTCCAAGTAATTTTAATAGCTCGTTTGGTATATCTGATTGATAGCCGGCATTTCGCTGTAATATCGCATTAGGATAACATAGTTGAATAAACGCAATAGTTTCTAATACAGAATTGTCTTTGGAATTATCGTTGTCCCTGACTTCAAATTTTTCGATAACAACTACATCTACTTCTAACTTTTTTCCGATTTCATCAAACCAATTTTTAAAGTTTAACATCCCATATCCGACTACCCAACAATCAATCAATTTGGCATTATCTAATAAAACAATTCCTGTCGTACTAGTATTGATTTTGTTTGAGCTAGGGTCGATTGAAAGAATTCTCATTTAATTATCACGCTTTCTCCTTCCTTAAGGACAGCCCCAAAAACTTCTTTTCCGGATTTGATTGCTTTTTTGATTTCAGTTTTATTTGGAGTAAACGTATGTTTTTCAGTCATAAGATACACTGGGATTTTTGTCTCATCTAAAATTTCAACCGCTTCGCTCTTACGTGTTGAAACTGTAAACAATCCAGCTTGTACTTTTTTTTGATTACTCATTTTCATTGCTTTACGAATAATTTCTTTGTAACGTTCTTTTTTGGCTTTAGCGTCGTGTTCTTTTTCTTTAAAACGCACCGCTTCTTCTTTAAACATTTTTTCATCAGCTTCAATATTTTTTAACATTTTTACAAAATATTCGACGTTTTTTTCCAAATCCCCTTGAAAATCAATACTATCTAAAGTATCTTGAAATGTTTCATCGTCTAATTCCATGGATTGCAACTGTGCGTAAATCCCTTCCAATTCATATAAAAAACTCATTTTGTTACCTCTTTCAGTAATTTATTAATTTCTTTAGCATTCAACCGGATTTGGTCGCTTGCCGTTTCATGTCGATTAGCTTCTAACAATTGATCAATCAGTTCCCGTCTGACTTCATTTTGCCAATTTCTAAATTCAAAAAGTTCTTCTCCCGAACGGAAGTAAGCTGAATAATCTATACTTCCGGTTTCACTGCGTGTACAATAACCACGTTTAATATCTTTTGCGATATTTGAACGGATATTCCCTTGTGTCACATTGATCGCCTGTTCTGCTTCTTCATAAGTTGCAGAAGGATTTTCTTTGTAAAAATTTCGAATGCGTTCTACTTGTGTTGTCATATCATCCCACCCCTTCGACTATAAACGACTTCGTGCTATGCTTTCTCGCCTCTGCCAATTTGCGTTGTCGTTCTCTGCGGTCGTGCTCAATTGCACAGACTACATACATTGCTTCAAGTTCTATGCGTTCATCTTCTCGTGCTTCTTGCTCTGCTTGCTTTCTGGCTTTGCGCCAGTCTAAGTGGTTGACAAATGCGCCGATTAAGAAGAAGAATGCTAGTGTTGCTACCGCTCCTAAAATTTCACTCATTCGACACCTCCCGTTTTAATAATTCTTCCTTGATTTTGGTCAGCATATCAATGTCTGCCAAAAGAAAGATTTCAAAGTCTGAGGGGTTTCCTTCGTCCTCAATCATGTGCTTGTTGAGGGTTATCTTGCCGTCAATCCACTCAATCATTTCAATCATTTATTCAACCTCTCTAACTTCCACACCTTCGCAGTCGAATACCCAGCCAAAACCGGCGTCTTCAAGCTCTTTGCGGGTGTGTTTTCTGTTCTGTGTGTAAATGTTGTTATAAAAATGATAGTTGTCATTGTATGTTTTCACCAGGTAATCACCTGTGTTTTTTAATTTAACTTCATATCGCTTCTCCTGCTCCACATCGTAACCGAAGAGTACAGCTTTGATGAGCTTTGTACGTGTAGAATTTTCATCGTCTTCATCATGCGTAATTTTTGCCAAAAGTCCTTCGTTCCTGTCACCGTATCCATTTTGCAATGAATAACCCCAGCCAGAACGAGATATGAAATATAATGCCTTGCGAACTTCGTGCTTATTTGACAAACCAAACGTATTAAGGTAGTCTGCCTCTTCTTTCGTCAAAACAACTTTGTTTGATTTTTCAGCTTCTACCGCCCCATCAAACTTGCCTTGTTCGTGACCCAGTGTATACTTGACTGAACCGTAGTCATTTGCGAACTCATGCATAATTTCGTCCATCCAGACTTTGCGGTCGTGTTCTGGCAACTCACGCAGCCGTGCTAGTATATTCCGAAGATACCGTGGTGCTTCTTCTGCGTGCCCGAGTTCTGATTTATTGATAGGTTCAAGATATTCTTCTGCCGCCGTAACGAATTCATCTGCCGTTTTTACTTCATAGGGATACTTAATTTCAGCACAAGAATTTATGCTTGTAATTACCCCCTTTAAATACACTTCATCGCCTAATTTGTATTTCATTTGACTTCTCCTTTTTTAAATATCGTCACTTTATCGCCGTCAATCTTCATAGCGCCTTTTGGCACGACTGAAAAGCTAACGCTATTCCATTCTTCGGCTATCTCAGCCAATTCTTGTTTGACTACTTCAACCGGCTTCTTAGCTAGCTTATTCTTGTATTCGTTGCCTAGCCTGTAATGGTCGCGCTCCCAGTTCATAATCACGCGCATTTGTTCGTAGTTTTGCATGTTACACCCCTAACCGTTTTTCTGTTTTAATGTTCTCTAACATTTCTGCCAGTGTTTCTTTTTTGGGTCTGTATCGGTTACGGGATTTCCATTTGACGAACAGGCGAAATCCTTCGTAATTGACAAAGACGATTCTGTGAGTTGGGTTGTCAATGAATTGTCGAAAGTCTGGATGTTCTCTCATTTCTGCCGCCCAACCTTTAGCAGTTCCGACTGTCAACCCTTCCCAGATTTGGCAAAGGTGTGCATAGTCGCCATATGTTGCTTTTTCAGACTGATTGGCAGGCCTGTAAATTATTTCTGCTTTTGGCATAGTAAATTGTTCCTTTCTGTGCTATAATTAAGTTAGTATTTTTGGTAAGCAGCTGATTTTTCAGTTGCTTTTTTGATTTAATTGACTTATTTTGAGTTTAATTCGTTAAACATTTGTTTCAAAAAAAATCTTTTACATGTTTATTAAAAACTCCGGCTAACTTTTGAAGTGTTCGAAGTTTAACAGTTGAAAACTGACCTGATTCTATCAAATGTATTGTTGTTCGAGAAACATTTGACTTCTCTGCAAGTTCCTCTTGAGACATTTTTTCTGCCTCACGCCATTTTTTTAAACGTTCTCCTTGCACCTCTCCTCACCTCCTTTTCTGTGGTATAATGTAATAAAAATGATTGGAGAAATAATATGTCATTTGATCTTTCTAAATTAAGGCTAGGCGGTGGCTTCGCAGGCAATTCAAAAGCCTTTCAATGCCCTGTATGTTCAGGTTTCTCTTCCCATTTATGGACTTATAATCCTATTAATATCAATGGAGATTACAACGAATCTATCAAATTTATTATAATTGCACAATGTCAGGCTTGTAATCAATTTTCTATTTGGATAACAAATGAAATCCAAATAAGTAGCTCCAGGCTCGTATTAAACACAAGCGATGCAACGTTGACATTAATTTTCCCAAATGTTGCCGAAGGAATACCTAAACCTAATAATGATATGCCTGATGATGTGAAAGAAATCTATATTGAAGCTGGCGAAGTTCTAAATATATCGCCTAGAGCTTCTGCAGCTCTATCCCGTCTAGCTATTGAAAAGCTTGTTGCTCATTTAAACGCACAAGGTAAAGATTTAAATACCCAAATTGGAAGTCTTGTCTCTAAAGGAATGCCAATAGAAATCCAACAAATGCTAGACAGTGTTAGAGTAATAGGGAATAACGCCGTACATCCAGGCCAAATAGATATAAAAGATAACAAAGAATTAGCTTTATCATTGTTAAATTTTATCAACTTGATTGTAGATAATCGGATCACCCAACCTAAAAAAATTCTAGACATATATAACCTATTACCGGAATCCTACCGAAATTCTATTGAAAGAAGAGACAATTAATCTTTCTCAAAGATTAATACATTTTCTTTGTCCCAATACTGACTTACAACTCTAATCGGGTCGTCTTCTGTTCCTTTCCCTCGTTTAAATGTAACTTTTATTAATTCAACAATTTCAACATTTTCAACATTTTCCACTTCTTTACCTCCTAGCCCTCTGAGCTTTTTATATAACTTCAAACTTTGAAGACTTATAGAATTAAATTCCAAATTACAATAGCGATTATTACACCAATAGCGACCAGTCCGCCGACTGTCCAAAGTTTGTTTTTGTCCATTGCTTTTCACCACACATTATGCTAGAATGACGGTGTAAGAGTTGGGGCTTGCGCCCCGTTCTTACTACTCCTTCGGCGTGACTCTTATTTAAATAAGAGTTGGAGTATAGCAGCGATAAGTGCGATTATCGCTGCTATTACTGTGGCTCTTGGCTGTGTCAGCCAAGGGTCTTTTTGTTTACGCCGGCGTTTTAGCATAATGATTTTTCCTTTCGTTTTATTTGCTTATCTCTAAGCTTGATTATAGTTTAACACGTTAAACATAATTTGTCAAGTGTGTTAAACAAAAAATATTTACTTTTTTTATTTTTAAGTGTATAATAGATTAAACAACATATAGAAAGGAGTTTTTTAATGAAATTAGGAGAATTACTAAAATCATACAGATCAGAACATAAGTTATCTATGGATGCTTTTTGCGAATTATCTGATTTAACAAAAGGGTATATTTCTATGCTTGAAAAAAATGAGCATCCGAAGTCAAAAAAACCTATTGTTCCATCTTATGAAACAATAGAAAAAATTGCTAAAGGCATGCAAATTTCTGCAGAAGATTTGATTGATAGGCTTGATGACGATCAAGAAATTCAAATCAATGCTACTCCCCCTGTTCTTTCAAAATCTGAAATCCAACAAATCTACGACCAGCTTCACCAGCCGCGTCAAGAAAAAGTATTGACATTTGCTGACAAGCAGCTCAAAGAGCAGAAAAATGAAAATTCAAATAAAGCAGAAGTCACCGATCCTCTCGCCGAATATCATGTATTCGAGAAATTATCTGCCGGAAATGGTTACGACTACATGGAAGATCGTAACTACGATGTCGTATTCTACAACAAAGATATAGACCACGACTTTGCTTCTTGGGTCTATGGAGATTCCATGGAGCCTAAATTTCTTGACGGATCTGTCGCCCTTATTAAAGATACTGGTTGGGACTATGATGGCGCCATTTATGCCGTGGATTGGGACGGTCAAAGCTATATCAAGAAAGTCTATAAAGAAAAAGATGGCCTAAGGCTCGTTTCTATCAATGACAAATACGATGATAAATTCGCAAAATGGGAAGAAGAACCCCGTATCATCGGTAAGGTGGTTGGCAATTTTATGCCGGTAGAAAGATAAAGAAGTGTTTTATGAAAATAGGAATGAGAACTCCTAGTTTAAAAAGAAGCTTAAAAGCTAGGACTACATCAAAGTGGAAGCGCCAAATAAAAAAAGCGGTGATTCCAGAATATGGACAAAAAGGAATAGGCTGGATTAAAAACCCTAAAAAAGCAATGTATAACAAAGTATATCGCAAAACAACTTTTGGATTATCGGACATTGTAAAATCTTCAAAAGAGAAAAGTTCAGCTAAAGTTAAGAAAAAAGCTATCCGACAATCAAAAGACTACACAGCAAAAGACTATAAACAGGCTGGTATTGTAATGATTATTTTAGGTCTACTATTGATGTTTGTGATACCAGTTTTAGGGATATTCTTTTTGATTCTTGGTATCATTTCATTTGGTGTTGCCACCCTATTTTCTAAAAAATATTCAAGGAGTAAATAAATGGGATTTTTTGACAAAGCAAAAGAAGAAGGATCTTTCTCTTCCGCTTCAGGTATTGAGAATCTTCATTACGTCGTATTACAAGTAACTTTAAAAGAAAAATTTATTGGAACTGGTTCAGGAAATTTAACAGAGTTAGAAAATGTAATCAATAAACAAGCCAAAAAAGGGTATCGTCTACACACCATCGCCACTAGTAATGGTGGAAGCAAAGGACTAGGTGGCGGGGATAGAATTCAAGCTACTATGGTTTTTGAAAAAATTTATTAAATAAATTACCCTACATTAATGGTAATTTATGCCAATAGAAGGGTAGAACTTCGAATATAAATTTAAAAATAATAAAAAATAGTTGACAAAGAATAAAATAAAGTATAAAATTTGAACACAGAGTTAAGCTCATAACTCTAAGGAGTTATGTACCGCAAAAATGGTATCTGCGTTCGCAGATGCCATTTTTTGTTAATTAAACGAGGAAAAAATGAGTAAACCTTTTAAAACGCTTGATGAACAGATTGAATTATTAAAAACACGAGACTTATCTATAACAGACGAGAACCGTGTTAAGCAGTACCTTTTAACTAATAACTACTATAATGTTATTAACGGTTATAGTAAGTTTTTTACAATTGGGAACTCCTTTACATACATCAATACCACTGATTTTAGAGAGATAGAATCTGTCTATTTATTTGACAAAGAGATTAAATCTGTATTTTTACACGCTTTAATTGAAGCTGAAAAACACTTTAAATCTGTTGTTGCTTACCGCTTTTCTGAACGATTTCGTAAACCGTACGCCTATCTTAGAACGAGTAGTTACAAAACAACTAAAGATTTTGAAGAAATTTCTAATATTTCCAAGTTAATCGGGAATCTCTCAAAAATAATAAATTCGAATATAAAGAAAAAGATACCTAATTCTATTAGGCACTACCATTTCACATACCAAAATGTTCCCTTTTGGGTTCTTTGCAATGAAATGACTTTTGGTCAAATCATTTCTTTCTTTGATAACCTAGATGAAGATTTAAGAAACAAAATTGCTTATGATCTTTCTACTTTTTTACAGGACAATGAAGTTAATATTACCGGTCGAACTTCTAATGCTGTCATATCAGCATCGACTTTGAGTAAATTTCTAAAAAATGCAAATGAGTTTCGTAATATAGCAGCTCATAATAACTTACTTTTTAAACATAGATGCTGGAAGAGATTAAAACAACAGAGCTGGTTCCCAAGTAATCACCAGTCTTGTAACCAACAAGGACTTTATTACGTCTTCTTATACCTTCGTTGCCTCCTTTCTGCATCTCAATACGCAGTGTTACATAATACACTTTTAAAGAGAATTTGGTATCTTAGAAAACAATTATACTCAATCCCAATTTCTAAGATTTTATATGCACTGGACTTTCCAAAAGATTGGGATAGTAGCGTTAAAATTCCTCAGACCAATACTCCCACAAAACGATGGAAAAATAATATTGATAGCGTAAAAAATAAACGAAGATCAAAGTCAGCTAGGAATAAATTCAAATCTAGAAACAGATAATTTTTGTATATCTTAATAAATCAAAAAATCCCCACACTCTCTATCGCCAAACTTTGAGTGTGAGGAAATCTCGTATAAGAAACAACCATTCAAAAGGTCGTTTTCCTATACCCATTTTACCAAATTTAAGGAGAAAACACAATGTGGGTAGAACAACACAAAAGCGGAAAAGTAAATTTTGTTGAAAGATACCGTGACCCTTATACCAACAAATGGAAAAGAACGTCTATACTCATGGAGAAAGACACCCCCAGAATACGAAAAGAAGCTCAAAAGATACTTGATACTAAGATAACTAACCTTATGAATAACCTAAAAACGTCAGAAATGCTCTTTACAGCTCTTTTAGACAAGTGGTGGGGATTTTATCAGCAAGAGATAAAACGGTCGTCTATAGCTTCGTTAAGGGGCAATATCAAAGAAATAAGAGAGTCTTTTGGACTGAATGTAAAAGTGGTCAATATTGATCCCAAATATGTCCAAACTTACCTAGACAATCTCAACTGCTCCAGAAACAAGAAAGAGCGTCACAAATCTATGCTCAACCTTGCTTTTGATTACGCTGTTGATTTGAATATTATTAAAGATAATCCGTCTCGGCGAGCCAAACTCCCACGGATAAAGAAAACTTTAGAAGATTGGAAAAAAATTGAAGAAAAATATCTTGAAGAGGATGAAATTCAACTGCTCCTTAAAGAGTTATATCGACGCCCCAACACTTACCGTTTAGGGTTACTGTCTGAGTTCATGAGCCTAAATGGCTGCCGCATTGGTGAGGCGGTCAGTATCGAACCAACAAATTATGATTTTGAAACCAAGGCTCTACAGTTGCACGGGACCTATGACCACACAGAGGGCTACCGTAACGGCGAAAAAACAACTCCCAAAACTCTTGCCTCCTACCGGGAAACAATCATGACCAACCGTGAAATGGAAATCCTCAAAGAATTGGAGTTCATGAATGAACTGGAAAAAAACACCAATCTACGATATAGAGACATGGGCTACCTTTTCACAACTAAAAACGGAGTTCCTATTCAAACTAACTCTTTCAACCTAGCTCTTAAAGCTGCCAACGAGCGATTGGAAACGCCGATTCGGAAAAATCTTACCAGCCACATCTTCCGTCATACTCTAGTCAGCCGTCTGGCTGAAAACAATGTCCCACTTAAAGCTATTATGGATCGTGTCGGTCATGCTGATTCAAAGACGACTGTTCAAATTTACACCCACATCACCAAGAAAATGAAGTCAAATGTGGCTGACATCATGGAAAACTATTGATTTTATGCCCCAAAAATGCCCCAAAACACAAGAAAAAAACTATTGCTCAACGCCGAAACGTTGAAACAATAGTTTTTTTTAAATTGCATTATTTAACAGCGTCTTTAAGAGCTTTACCTGCTTTAAATGCTGGTACTTTAGAAGCTGCTATTGTGATTTCTGCACCAGTTTGTGGGTTGCGGCCTTTACGAGCTGCACGTTCACGAACTTCAAAGTTACCAAAACCAATCAATTGAACTTTTTCACCAGCTGCAAGGTATTCAGTTACTGCTGCAAATACCGCATCAACTGCTGCTGCTGAATCTTTCTTAGTCAATTCTGTAGCTTCTGCTACTTTTGCAATCAAATCTTGTTTGTTAGCCATTTAACAAATCCTCCAAAATATTTTATGAATTAGTAGTCACTAACTCTAACAAGTATTATCATATCTAAAAAATGTTATTAGGTCAAGCACAAAACGAACTTTTTTCAATTTTTCCAAAGATATCAAACTTATTCATAGCGAACGAGGACTGCCCACGCATTTTCACCTGTATGTGTTTGAATAATAGAACCAGTCTTCAAAACAGAAATCGTTTTTTCCACACACGGTTGCAAAATCTGTTTCATTTCGTTCGCCAATTCGGCAGTTCCTGCATACGAAATTCCAATCTCTGCCACTTTTTTATCTTTTAAGCTTTCAACTAAATCATTAACCCATTTTTTGAAGGTTTTTACACCACGCCCCTTAACAATCGGTTGTAATTCATTGTTTTTCATTTGCATAACTACTCGAATATTAAGCAACGAACTGAGAAGCCCAGTCACACGACTAATACGACCACCTTTTACAAGATTTTCAAGCGTTGACACACCGATATACAATTCTGTTTTTTCACGTACTTCTTCGATTCTTGCTAAAATAGCATCAAAGTCTGCACCTTCTTTTGCTAGTTTTGCAGCTTCAACCACTTGAAACTTCAAAGCTTGATCCGTAAAAGAGCTATCAATCACTGTTACATCTACATTTGCCAAGGTTGCCCCTTGTCGTGCAGCTTCGACCGTTCCAGACAAAGCATGCGACATATGGATAGAAATGATTTTATCGGCAGTTTCTCCGAGTGTTTCAAAGATTTCTGCAAAAACACCAACTGGTGGTTGACTGGTTTTCGGTAGATTTTTGCTTGACTGCATCAAACGAAGAAACTCTCCTTCTTTTAAGTCAGCGTCTGAATAAACAACACCATCTACCATTACAGACAAAGGAACGATTGTAATCTCTAAATCCTCTACAACTTGCGGTTCAATCGTAATAGATGAATCCGTTACAATTTTGATTTTTGTCAT